GCCGTGGTGTACTCCTGCGTCGGGGGCAGCGACCGGCTGCCCCTATAGAGCTGTGCGTGGAGCGCCACGATCATCACCGACGTTCCCAGCCCGCCGCCGGTCCCGTAGACCTTCATGAACGGCTTGTCTGGGTCGATTGCGGCGTCGATGATGAGCCCGACCTTGTTCGATGCAGTGGATGCCATCGTGCCGTCCGAAGCCGTGACCTTGGTGTAGGTTCCACCTGTGGCCGCCGACTTGTAGACGGTGAGTCGGATGGTGTTCTTCGTCGCACCGACTTGAGCACCGTGCGTGGCGAAGACCCCGACGCGGTCGAAGCCACTCCCATCAATCGCGATGGGGGTGACTGCCGCGCCCGTCGCGATCGACAGAGGCGCGCACAGGTTGACGTACTTGTTTTCCTGGTGGAGGCGATGCATGTCAGGCCTCCCTTAGCTCGTCAGGATGTGCTTGAAGGCTTCGGCATGAGTCGTGACTCCGCCGCGCCGGAAGGACGCCAGCAGGCCGACCTGGCCAGTGGCGGCGTACAGCTCTTGCAGACGCTGCACGAACATCCCCTGGCGCTCGCCGATGAAGTAGAACTCGAAGTTCCCGAACAGCACCGGCTTTTTCGCCGTCAGCAGCGCATCCATCTGATCCGACAGACCGACCGGGTAGCCCAGTAGCTCGCGGGCTCCAGCGTTCCCCTGCGGGGTCACAGCGAACGCGAACGGGTTCCCCGTCAACGCTCGCAGCGCACCGAGGGTGGCGTTCCGCATGAAGATCCACGACCCATCGGCATAGAAGTCGCCGATGGAGTGAACCAGCGTGATCATGTTCGCGGCGGTCAGCGCGTTCGTGCCGGCAGCCGTCAGCCCCGCACCCGAGGCCGTCACGGCACCTTGCGGCTGGTTCGTGCCCGAGCCGGTGAGGAACATATCGTTCTCCCACTTGGCCTCGGCGCGTGCAAACACATCCGCCAGGAACCCGTCCAGGCCGCCCTTGTTGTCCGCCAGGAGTTCGACGGACACCTTGACCAGCTTGGTGTTGCGATGGATCGTCAGGATCGACTGACCCAGGGTCGGCTCGTTCTCGTCCACCGAGCCCTCCTCAGCCGTCCGAACGAACGCGGTGGCCGAGGTCCCTTCCTTCGGGATCAGGATGCGATCGAGGCTCGTCTGGATGACCGTCGCGCCGGCTCCGCGGACTACCGATTTCTCGTCCCGCTTGGCAACGATGCGGGAGTAGAAGTCGTCGGGAACCGCGTACCCACCTTCATCATCCGTCTGACCCTGCATAGCCGCCTTGTAGGCGATCGCATCACCCGATGCAAGGTAGTGCCTGAACGACTTCATCTCGTCGTCGGCAAACCCTAGCTCGGTGACTTTCTTCACGGCGGGCATATACAGCACCCCGCCCTTCTTCGCCGGCTCTTCCGCCATCAGCGCCTTGATGGCGTCGGTTGCGGCCTTGCCAGAGATTGCGGCGACCTGCTCTGCCGTCAGAGCGGGCGCCGGTTCCGGGGCCTTGGGGGCCTCGGTGACTACAGGTTCGTCAGCCATTGGTTCCTCCGTCTTGGCTTCCGTAACCGCGTCAGACTCGTGCCGCGCAGGCGCACCCGAGGGTGCATCCGCCAGCGCATCCGGCAGTGGGAGCCCGGCCGCGATAAACAGCGTCTTGATGTGCTCGATCCCGAGCGTGCGCGGTTCTGCCGGGGTCGGGGTAAGCGAATATTCCACGATGGGCCACTTCTTGATCAGCCCGTTCAGCTTGTCCACCAGGTGCCCGGCAGTCCCGGACGACCAGCCCATCAGGCCCTTGTCGATCAGACTCAGGACTTCCTTGGCGTATGCCCTGGACATCTCGATCTGGGCTTCCACCCAGACCCCGATCTCGTCCACCGCCTCTTTGGCCGTCCGGCCAAGAGCGTGCTTCACCTCGGGCTGTAGGGTGTGGTCGTAGAAGACCGGATGCAGCTCTAGCCCGAGGTCGCCCTTCAGGTCCGTCTCGGGCTCGAAGTGCTCCCCGGTCAGGTCCTCCCCGCCGAAGACCACCCCGTAGCCAACGACGGTGGCGATCCCGTCCTTGATGCTCTTCACGCGCACGCGCGCGGGGATGTGCTTGACCACCCACTCCTTCGAGACCGTCTGCCACTCCGACTGCGCGGCGGGGACGATCGCCCCGTCCACGTTGGAATACGGAGCCTTGAAGTACCCCTCGTCCGAGTGGACAATGACGTAGCCCTCGGCGCTGAATACTTCCTCCAGCCAAGCGTCACTCATCATCGACTTCGTGGGCAGCAGGGCGGCGGCAAATGCGCTCTGGATGGACTTGTCGCCCATGTGGTCCTTCCACATCGTGTTGCATACGGCGACGGCCTGGTCGTTCTCCCGGCCCTCGCCCACCATCATCGGGACGCACCGTTCCATCCAGTGATCCCGCTCTTCGCCCTCTTGAATGGTCGGCATCGTCACTCCTTCACGAACCCGTCGATCACTTTCTGCATGATCCGTTCAATCGCAGAGAGGACCGCTGGGTCCTCGGCTACTTCCTGCGCCGTCTTCCAGCCAGTCTCTTGGTGGTACCGGGACTGCTGGGTCCTGTCATGGACCAACCTAGCATATGAGGCGGTGTTTACGATTGACGCGCGCAGGTCAGAAAGCATGGACACGAACCACTTGGTGTCGAGCCTCTGGGAGCCGGGGGAGATACCTCGCCGGTAGGGAACATCGATCACGCCGGCCTTTAGCTTGGCGAAGAACCCCCGGCGCTGCTTGTCCGTCTTGAACGGCTGCGGTCCCCTACGCACGCGTGGGTAGGTCTGGATCTGCCCCTTCACGTGCTCGGCCGCGGCCGTCATCCCGTGCCGGTAGGCTTGGAGGTTGATGAACCTCTTGAGCTTCGGGCCAAGATGGTCTACGTCTCGTAGCTCGATCTTGATGTTCATGTCAGGCTCTCGTGGCGTTCTCTACAGCGACAACGTGGGTGGGCTGGGGGGCCATCGTAGGACTGCCCCGTATCTGGGTGAACGTAGCCCGAGCCTTCGCGCTCCTGGCCGTCAAGGGGCAAACAGATGGGGCACACCAATTCATCCGCGGCTGTCTCCCAGATATCCCGGAAGCCCAAGCCCTCCGCCCTCAGCAGCTCGACCAGCGCGCGCTCCCCCTCGGTGGCCGCCCGGGTGACCTCGGTCGTGGCAATCATGTCCGCCCGGATGGGGCCGAAGGCGGTCTCGAGCCGGCCGCGCAAATCAGCAAGGGTCTGGTTCTGAGTGAAGAAGTTCCCCACGGCCTCCCGAACGAGGTCCCTCTGTGTCCCCGTCAGTCCCTGCACCAGGTCGTAGCCGTACTGATTCGCCCACGTCACGGCGCGCTGGTTCACCAGCACCCAATCGACACCGACGGGCGAGACCTCCAACATTGCCTCGGCCGACGCCAGGTAGACCTCCTGCAGCATTGGGGACAGCGTGGCCGTCATGGCTGCGCTCTCGTCATCCCAGAAGGACGCGGGCAGCCGGGCTATGTCGGGCGGATCCCCGAGGGCTGTCATCAGCGCGTCCAGGGACTGCCTCCCCAAACGTGCGGCCTCGCGCGCCAGCCTTGCTTCCCAGGAGTCGCGGTCGAAGAGGGCCATGTCATCTCACCAGGACCATCTCTTCTTCCCTGCGCCGTCTCCAAGGGTAGGGACCAGCCATAGAGCCTGAGACAATGACTGGTTCCTCTCCTCCGAATGAGATATTGTCAGCCGTCAAGCCAATCAATGCGTCCTGCACCACCAGTACCCCGTGCTGCACCAGGGCGACGTTATCTACCGCCAAGGCGATGGTGGCATCCTGAACAGTCAGAGCCCCCGGCATCTCCAAGACGACGTTGTCAGCAGCTAGGGCCAGAAGCGCATCGGCTACGGCGATGACATTGTGCTGAGTAAGTGCGACGCCATCCGCCGCCAGACCAAGCAGAGCATCCGCGACTATCAGGGCATTGTGCTGAGTTAGGGTGGGACTCTCGGCCGCCAGCGCCAAGAGGGCGTCGGCAACAACCAGGATGTTGTGCTGGGTTAGGGCCGGGCTGTCCGCGGCGAGAGCGAGTAGCGCATCCTGAACCACGAGTTGAATGGCTGGATCGTGCGCCGTGAGGATGGGTGTTTCTGCGGCGAGGGCCAGCAGCGCATCCGCAACGGCCAGGGCATTGTGCTGGGTGAGTGCGGGACTCTCGGCGGCCAATGCCAACAGGCCATCGGCAACCACGAGGAGGTTGTGCTGTGTGAGGGCCGGGCTCTCGGCAGCGAGTGCGAGTGTCGCATCCTGAACGACCAGGAGGGTCCCGCTCGCCGGCTTGTGGTCCGCCACAAGCCACAGGGCCGATACCCGCATAAAATGGGTGTCCGTGACCGTCTCGCGTACGCCGATCTGAGCCGCGTCTAGGTCGGTCTTGGTCCACGCCGTCGTGGACGCGCCGGGCAAGTCGTACAGCGTCAGCGCATACTGCCTCGGTGTGGCTATCTTGTAAGACTGGTAGGAGGTGTCGCCAGCACCAGAAAGGTTCGCACTTTCTTCTACCGTCCCGCTTGCAGAGGCCTTGATGCGCAGCACGAAGTCCGGGTCCGCGCCCGATCCGCTGCTGATCGCAAACCGCACGCCCACCTGAACACATTTGATGACATCATCGGAGGCCATCGCCGCGGGCGTTGCGTCCAGGTTGTAGTCGTCGATCTGTCCGGAGGTGTTGCT